TCGTGGCCCTCGTGGAGGAATGATTTTAACAAATGATGAAGAATTAGCTAAAAAAATAGATAAAACAGTTTTCCCTGGTATTCAAGGAGGACCTTTAATGCATGTAATCGGTGCTAAAGCTCAGTCTTTTTATGAAGCTTTACAGCCTGAGTTTACTACTTATGCTAAGCAAATAATATCTAATGCTAAAGCAATGGAGGAAAAGTTTAAAGAAAGTAATGTAAAACTTGTTTCAAATGGAACAGATAATCATCTTTTACTTGTAGATCTAGTTTTAATGTTACTGGTAAAGAAGCAGAAAAAATACTTGATGAAATTCATATAACTTGTAATAAAAATACAATTCCAAATGATCCTGAAAAACCAATGGTTACAAGTGGTATAAGAATAGGAACACCTGCGATGACTACAAGAGGGTTTAAAGAAGATGAGTTTAAAGAAGTGGCAAGTATTATAATTGATGCTTTAAGTAACAAAGATGATGAGGAAAGATTAAAAGAACTTGATACAAAAGTTTTAAAATTAACAAGAAAGTTTGAAATGAAATAAAAGAAGTTAACCAAAATTAACTTCTTTTTCGTTGAGGATTTTTATTCATAATAGTATAATCTTCATAACAATTTATATATTTTTTTATGTTTGTATTTAAATTACGACAAACTAATATATTTTCATATTTGTCTTCAATAATATAAAAATTTTTCTTATAAATACCTAAATATTCTCCGTATTCATCAAGATATTTATCACTTTTGGTAAAAGTAATAAAACTTTTATCTTGATTTATAATAGATAGTTTTAATCTGAAAAATTCATTTATAGCAGTATATGTAGATAATATGGCACCATATAAAGATATAAAAAATGCTAATAAAGCAATAAAATCAGTATTACTCATAATAATAACCTCACTTTTGAGGATATTATACATTATTTTTTAAAATAAAACAAGAAAGGAGTTGAAACATATGTTTAAAAGAACAAAAGAATTACAAAGTTTAGTTGATGCAAGTAGAAAAAATCTAAAAGATGCAGAAAGGAAAGTAGAAAACAGAAACATATTAATTGCAGATTTACAAAAGAAAAATAAAGAATTAAGATTTGAAAATGAAGAACAAAAAGAATTGATAGACAGAATAGCAAGAGTTGCAACTTCAAATTCATACAACAATGAAAAAGCTATTTTGGGTAAAATAAAAGAACTAATTTCAGACTACCAATCACAAAATTAGTTCAAATGAATTACATATATAAATTCATATCTGTATTTATTTTAACACAAAATAATCAGATATGCAAGAAGGAGAAGAAAATGGAAACATTA